CCTACTCGTACCGCCCGCCGAGCCGCTGCCAGTTTGCTGCGATCCAGATACGGCACCTGCCGCCATTCGCCACAACGGGGCGCTGCTGCTGGATAGTTCGGCGAGGTTGCGACGTTGGCAGGAGTGGTGGGAAATGCAGGATCAATGACGCCGAGTATCCGGCCTACTGGCCAGCAGCGCGGTGTACTGGATTGGGTCAACTCTGGCCATCGCCAACAAGGACATGATGAGAGGTGGCAAATAGTCCTTCTCAGCACCTGCCTGACCAATATTGGTATAAAAAAGCAAAGGGCCCGTGAGGGCCCTTGTCATCTTGATTAGATAGCTGCAGTTCCAAGCCGCTATTTATCCTTAGTTAAAATTGATTAACGCCTGCTTACCACCCAGGTTCGACCCGATCATGGTGCCCCCTGATACCGCATAACAGTTAATCGTGATCTGTTTTGTGGTCGAGTTATACGCCTGGCCGAACATCCTCTCCTGGAACAACCCATCTGCACTGGCGGCAAGACTAACCGGCCCGAAGGATGACAGGGGCTGATATTGGTCGGGTAATGCGAGCGTAGTTGAGGTGGCGGAGATGTTTACAGGGTGGAGGCCTCTCGTCTGCAATGACTCGCAACCATCAAATGAGTTGTCGTAGATGCTAGGCCTGTTGATCCTGCCGTCTGCGATAGTCTTCATTTTTATCGCCACAACGGCAGGCCCGCTGGCCTTTCTGAATCGGCAATCAGTCACCTTAACTAGGAATGGGTCTAAAGTTGTCAGCTCGATAGCAAAGTCCTTGGTAGGCTCGATAACGAAAGTGCAGTCGCTAATAGTGCTCCTGTTCCTGATGAATAGAGGCACAGAGTCGAAATAGCAGCCGTCGAAATCATCTGCCGTGTCCAGCGAGCGCACGCCGCTTTCAGGCCAGCTAGTTACACCGGAATAGAAATGGCAGTTCGAGAACGTGTTGGCGCCGCTCGCCAGCGTACACGTCCACTTCTTCTGATAACCAATCACCACATTGGTGAAGTTGTTATCGTAGTTTCCTATCTCGAAAGCCTCACCCTCAGTGATGTCAACGGGGAAGGTCTCGTTATATTCCCGCTGGAATATGAACGTACCCGTCATATTAACCTCGTGCGGGCCAACGTTGATTCTCCGGGTCAGCAACCCCTTCTGCTTGTAGTGCGTCATTTTGCCGCCGATAATCTTGAAATTAAGAAAATCAGCTGCATCTATACACAGGTTTGCGTTCCAATTGCCATCCAGATAAGGGTTAATGATGGTGGTATTTTCTACATACCACACGGTGTCAATGGAGTTAAATACCATCATTGCATTACCAGCAAAGCCACTTAGCGCGGTCAATGAAGGATTGATCACCGTCAGATTGTCGATGCCAGTGAAATCAACTGGGGAGGAAATTCCGTAGTTTCTGCCAGAGAAATCCAGCCCAACACCCCTCCCGTCATAGTTTTTCCCTGGCGCAGGAGGGATTAATGTTGATTTGAAATACGTTATCATGCGACCGATGGCGACAGAATCATCAGTGACCCCGTCCCCCACCGCCCCGAAATCTAGGGGCGTCACACGCTCCCTCATTTTATCTTGAGATGTGCGAGGAACCGACCCAGCTCCAGCCTGCTTAAATCCAACTATATTGGATCCTCCTGGCGCAGCAAGATCGGATTTTAACCCAACATCAAACGTACCCCAGTTCTCCGGGGCAACGTTAGGATTAGTTGAGTTACTGTCAACCTTGCTCTGCCACAGCGTCACCCCATCACTACCAAGCACCATTGCTCCCTTGGGGTATCCGCCGATGGCTGTCGCCAATGTGGCATCAAACGTGGGCTGCCCCCCGGCCTGCATGTAGCGCAGAATGCTGGTCACTTCGTAGAAAATGCCGTTGAAGTCTTGGCCAAATGGGGGATGCCACCTGCCTCCTTGGCCGTCATGTTAATGGCTGAGAAACCTTGATCGAAGCCAGCCCTGCCGGTTGCCGGGTTCGCTGCTGGCGGGATGGGGTTTTTGAGGCCGGACTGGGCCCACGGGGTAATAATTTTGCCAGGTTCAGTTACCGACATTGAAGAGATCTCCATTGTTTAATAGGGTGCCTTGGCCTAAAGGCTCGGATCCGGCCCCGGCTTCATTGAAACCAAACAGACCATCGGGGGCGGCCAACACAGTGGCGAGAACGCCACCAGGGCGAGGTAAGGTGTCTTTTGACAGCACCGACCTTTCCCATGATTCTAGCGGAAACTCGAAGGTGTAGCGAATGGCCATGCCTTGCAGATCATTGATCCAGCACCGACCTCGACCCGGAAATAAGTTCTTTAGAACCCCGTTCAGGCTGCTCATGGTCGAGTCGCTGATATTGGCCAGTGATTTGGTCAGGATAAGCGTGCGGAATGCCGGGTCGGCCAGCTTGAAAACGTCCGTCTCGGGCGCGCCAGGGTACAGGGTGCCAAACCCTAAAGTCTGCCATGCCTGGGTTTCTGTCGGCGTGTTGAATCCAACGTAGTCGCCAATGGTAACCCTCAGGTATCTGCCGTCCTCGATGGCGACTATCCGACCCCAGATGTCCAGCCCGAACCCCTGGGCGGTATCGACATTCCATACCACGTTGTAAAACTCATCGACCCAGGTCGCGTCGAAATACTCGGTATGGTAGCTGATTAGCTGCTTGATGCGCGGGGATGCAGCGTACTGGCGCATGGAGATCATACTAGCACCACCTCGATGTCATCAGCGGACACGGTGGGAGCCTGGTCTATACCGACAAGCACGGAGTCCTGATCTGCTAGCGTGGTGCCGACACGAACGGTCAGCGCCTGCACCGAGTTGGCGATCTGGGCGATTGGTCCGTAGTAGCTGGATGAATAGACCTCCCCACCGATGCGCGCACGCTGAAAGCCGTTCAAGCCGTTGAACGTGTCGATGACCGATTGCTTAACCAGGTCGGTGATGTTGAACGGCAGGGATGAAGAGTTGCGCAGCGTTACCTTGAACAGGATTGGCATCGATGCCGGGCGCTCCCATGAGATCGAATACTCAGGGTACGGGAAGCCGACATCATTTTCGGTGTCCTGCACGATCACGGTGGTGTTGCCGGTCAGGTTGCATCCACCATCCTTCTTGAGGAATATGGCCTTTGCCACCTCCTCGTCAGAACCTCCTACCGCAGCAATGTAGACGCAGTGGGCGGGTATCTCGTAATCGGTTGGGCCAACGATAACCGGGGCACCAAGGAAGTTATCATAGGCGTAGACATCAATAACCCCTGGCACATCCCACACCGAACCGCGAATGGCCGCCGCCGACCCATGCGCGTTCTTGGCGACAGACGCAAAGCGACGAGCCTCGAACTCTGCTCTCGATTCAACGTTGGTCCCAGTCACCGCCGCCCCCGTGTTGTTGATGGCGTCCCAACCAGGCGAAGCTTGGGCGATCCGGTTCAGCTCTCCGATCCCGAGTTGCACAGGCCCCGGGGTGGTGCATGCAAATTCAACCGTGGCCATACCACCAATCGGGAACGTCACCGAGCCACTGGAAGCCCAGTAGAGGCCGTTTACATCGCGAGCCAGAGCGCCAGAAGGCAGCATTGCCCCGGCTGCCCGGTTACAGTAGCCAGAACCACGGAAGAGGTGGCGCCCTTGCGAGACAGGAAGTAGATCCGCCCGATGGCGTCTTGAAAGCGACCCTCACTGGTTGCTGGATCCACACCAGCAACCACGGACGACACTGCGGAGTTTGCGTCGGTTATGTTCTGGGTAAGGTTGTCGGCAAGGTGGGCCTGCGGCGTGGCGCTGCTGGTGACGTTGAGATTGCCGCCGAATGCCACGTTGTAGTCAGTGAGCACGCCGGTACGGATGGCCGTAGCCTGAGGTACGGTGACACCTTGGTAAGTGATCGTGAGCTTCGGCACGTTAGACATTTATTTGAGTCCCGCCTGTCAAGGTGACTTTAATTTGCCCGGTCACGCCTCGGGCCTGGTCATAGATAAGCACTGGCGTTGCCGCCGCTACATCAGGCACTCGCAGGGCCTCCTGCTGGTACCATGCCGCCAGCGTGGCTTGCGCTGGTCTCTGGCCAAGCACTGATTGCTCGTATGGAATTCCGTCGTCAGTGTTGTATGGGGCCTCACCTAGCCACAGCAGCGACTGGCTGGCCACGTCCTGCGCCACAGAGTAGGCCGACGAAGACAGCGCAATGTTGCTAGAGGCGTCAACATCAAGATCCCAGGTGGTGGGATTTAAAAACATCGTGTCCATCAGTTCGCCTTTGTCAATGCAGTGAGGTGGTCATCCGTCATCTCTTGGCTGGGAGTGGGTCCGCCGCCATGGGTGTGGCTATTGAACAGCTCCACGAATCGCTCGTCCACCAGCTTGCGTACTTCAGCTCCAGTGTCCCCAAGTTTAACACCAGATGAGTTGTGAACCAAAATCCCTCCCTCGGCGATCTGGATATAGCTGGTCGGGGTGCCATTGAGGAACCCGCCCAGGTACAGCGCATCACTGAAGTCGTGTGATCGCCAACTGCCAGGAGGCGCGGCGTCCTTTACCGATTTCACTGCCGAGATGTCACGGGAGCAGAAACAGGCCATGCCAATGTCGCCCGGCGAAGGATCCACGATCACCGCATTGGTGCCCCCCTGCAGGCGGAAATATGGCACATTGCTGATCGTTCCGTGCTGCACTGTGCTGCCCTGGCCGTCCACCATGTCCACCAGCACCTGGATGTCCACTTGCCCCACTGGCGCTAGCCCGGAGTTGCGCACCGCTATCACCCGCACAGGGAGTGCAGTTTGCAGCTTGAGCATGGCCTGCTGGATGGCGAAGTTAAGGCCATTTTGCTCACTGTCGAAGTCAGACGGTAGGGCTAGGGGGTTGTTGGTTTCTGCCATCTATCTCACCCTCACAAACTGGCTGATCGCATTCGCATTCACGTACATGAACCACGCGCCGCCAGGCGTCTCGCAGTCGAGGTTTACAGCAACGCTGCGGACGTACCAATCGCCGGCGCACGGGGTGACGCTGGTTTCCAGCTTAATCTGGCGCCCACGGTAAATCCCCGGATCGTACAGGCACATGAAGTCTACCCCAAGGTGAGTTGGCGTAGGCCACCCCACCAGCCCCAGTTCGCTATTCATCACAACCGGTTCCTGACTGCGCGGGGCGCCTATTGGCGCGATGGCAATCAGGCCTTCGGATGGCTCGACCCATAGCTGGCAGCGGGCCATGTCGCACAGGGTGCGCAGCTGGTTCAAGTAAGACCCGCTCAGGTAGGCGTCCGACACAGTGGCATCCACGCCGTTATTTTCCAGCGGCAATCCGATCCTTTTGCAGAGCTCCCCGGCAATGGCTGTCACCTTCTGAGGCCCTGGCCATGAGGTTGGCGGGTTGGCGTCCACGGACGACTGCAGGGACTGGTACGCCTCGATCATGAACGATACATCCGGAGCCCCCATGTAGTCAGCGTAAGCGCTGCCGATGGTGCCAAGGAAAAGCGTGTTGTATTTGCCATCCGGGCCGGTAGCCTCGACAAGTACCTCGTTGCGCTGTAGCTCTGTGTTGACGTAGTTGATGATGGTCAGGCGGTTCATAACGTCCTGCGCCAGGCCCTTGATACTGATCCGCGCTGTGGCGAACTGCCAGCCACCCGGCGCATTGATCTGCACAGATGATCGGAACCCATCATAGATAACGGTATCCGGCTCGTCAGGGCCGGCGAATGACCCCGTGCGCATCTTGAAGGTAAACCTCAAGCCTCTGGATTGAAAAGAAGTTGCCACCTGCTGCCCCATCCTGTGTAGTCGGGCGCGTCATCGCCCTGCGTGTCATTGACTGCGATATCGCCTATGAATCCGGTATATGGCACCCTCAGGATTGCCGACCGGTTGACCATCAGCACTGTGTCGCACAGCACCTGGCCAGCCCACGATGCACTCAAATACTGGCGACCGCCGAGCTGGCGCAAGTACAGCGTCACCGGCTGACCAGCAAGCGTCACCTGCACGGTCTGGGCTGGCACGGCGCGCAGGGGGATTTGCTCTATTGCCATTGGATATCCTCGACCGGAGAAATCGCCTCACCAAGCTGAACCCGCGCGGTGGGGGTTGGCGGCACGTTGTTCGGGTCGGCGATCTTGCTGTTGCTGTAGACCACCTGGGTCTCGCGCACTTCCTGCATCATAAGATCGGCGACAATCATCCCGGCCCCACTGGACGCCCCGCGCAGGATCCTATACTCGACCAGCGTGTACCCGCTATACCGCTTCTCGGGCATGACTATATCCCACTGGGTGGGCAGGTTCAGGTTTTCTTGCAGCCAGTCGGTGATGTAAGAGCGGGTAGAGGCTCGACCTTCCTTCGTGACCCGCAGTATCAGCATGACAGGGTTACGCACCTTGTTGTAGCTGGTGAAGCTGCCACTCTCGATGGGGTAGCTTGACGCCTCAGCGGATCCGTTGATGCCCATCTCTACAATGGAGTCCACCATCACTGGGCCATCCTCCTTGCCTGGCTCGAAGATGCCCCACTTGTCGCCCGGGAACAGTGCAGACCACAGCGAACCGATGGCCGAGCTCAACACGCTGGTTATCGGCGCCGGTATCTTGCCGCTTTTGAGGACTGGAAAGCCAGGTATTCCGGCCATGTTGACTCCTTGGTTTGCCTTGTCGGCTTGCTATGGGGATTATTGCACGAAACCGTCTATATTGGCATAATGGATGGGCACGCCAATGCGGTCTGACTGGTTCAGTCCAAAATAACAAACCCAGCCATCGCTGGGTTTGTTATTATCTCATCCCAGCATCAAACTGCCGCACAATCTCCCCTTTCAGTCCGGACGCAATTCCACGAGCATCAGTGGCTTGCGTCTGAACCGTGATCTGCCCAATGCTGACAGACGAACTGCCGCCACCGCCACCCTGCGCCATATTGATCCCGCTCAGGATCTGCTGGTCGTTCAGGTATGACTTGCCCGACTCGTGTTGGCTTATGCCACGGATCATGGCCGCAGCCGTCGCTGGATCGCCAAAGTTGAGCTGCTGGTTCGGATCAAGTCCTGTTGTCTTAGACAGCGCATTAATATAGGACCTGGTGTTGTTGGACCCTTCCGGCGCGTAGACTCCCATGATCTCGGTCAGGGTGTCAATGCCTCGCTTCTGGTACAGCTGCAGCTGTCGATAAAGGGCCGCGACCCCTTCCTCGGCGCTCTGAAACTTGGCGAAGGTGTGGCCCGCCACAGTCTCTCCCACTGTAGCCCCGCGCTGGCCGGCAAACACCAGGTTGCCAGGGTTGTTGTGGCGCTCTGCCACGGAGGTTCCCGGCTTATTGGCGGCGGTTGGGCCCATGTAGTTTTCGCCGTACAGCTGCTTTAGCGCCTCGTCCTCGTTGCTGTTAAGCTTCCCCGAGTAAAGCATTGCACCAAGGGGGCAAACAAGGAGGCTGTGCCAGCAGCCAACCCGGCAAGAGTGGTTGACAGACCTGCAAGTCCTCCAATCACAGAAGACCCTCCGATCAAGCGCAAGGTTGCCAGTGCCAGCAACAACGAAGTGCTCCACCCATCCGTTTTCTCGTCCAGCTCAGCGAATATCTCAACGGCTTTGGACAATGGCGGAATGATGACCTCGGTCATCTTGACGAACGACTCGGCCAAGCGCTCAAGCGACGGCAGCACCTTGATCACCAGATCCCGGGTCAGCTTCTCCAGCCGCTGCTGGGCCTTTATCCAAGTCTGCTCTGCCTTGTATGCGGCATCAGCGTCCTTCTGGCTGAATCCTTGCTGGGCTGCCAGAGTGGCGCGAAGCTCCTTGCCTCCCTTGGCAATCAGGTTAATTGTGCCTTCATCGAAGCCCATTTGCTGCAGGTATGCGTATCGCTGCTGGCGGTCAGGGAATGCCTTCTCCGTGGCGTCGGCAATATCACCCAGGACGTCGGTTAGCGGCTTCGCCTTGCCGGCTGCGTCGGTGACGCTGACGCCGAGCTGGCGCAGGTACGGGGTGATCGCGCTGTCACCCTTCATGAAGATTTCAGTGACCTGGTTGTTCAGGTTCTGCAGGGTGCCAAGAAACCCCTCCATGCTGCCGCCGTTCAGCTCGCTGGCTTTACCCCAGCGGTGCATAGTGTCGGCGGAAATGTTCAGGTTCTTGGACAGGCGGGATAGGTTGGCACCGGTGCTAACAACATCACGGGTGAAGTTGATCAGCCCCTTGCCAGCAGTGAGTACGGCAAAAAATTTTATGGCAGACCGCTGCATATGGCCAAAGAACTCGGCGGCGTCCTTGCCGGATGCGGCGATCTGCTTGCCCACCCGGTCGGTGTTCTTGCGGGTGTCGGACAATCCTTTTTCGGTGTCCTTCATGCCTCGCTGGAAATCTTTGTTATCCAGCCCCAGGGAAACTATCAGGCTATCAATCACTGTTGCCATGCGGCCTCCTACCCTGCGGCGCCAGCGGCGCGCACACGAGCTGTGTTCAGTTGGTCAATCTGGTGAATTTCAAGCATCCGATAGGCGTCATATGGGCCATAAATCGTCTGCAGTTCGTGGAGGGTGGCGAGCCGTGCTGAAACCAGGGTGGCGATGATGCCGGGGGTATTTGAATAAGGGGCCATCTCGACCCCTGACCCACCGGCCTGCTCGGCGACCGTTAGATCTACTCTTCGCCACCGGTAGAAAAACCCAGATGCAACTCCATCACCGCCTTGCGCAGCATGAAGCGAGTCTTTACGTCCTCGATGTCACCATCCAGCAGGGCGCGGGGCTTCTGGGTGGCTGGCACCAGGATCTGGACACAGGACATCATTTCGTCCAGAAGTGGACGCGCCATGTCCGGTGTTACCCCGGCCAGCGCCTTGATGCCCTGCACGGCAAGCTCACGCATTGGTGCTTGCAGATTCAGATCCACGTTACTTGACGCCACTGCTTGCAGCGCCCGGAACGCCCACCACTCCGCCGCCTCGGCTGACATCTCGGTGATCTGGTACTTCTTGCCAGCGTCGCGGCCTTCTGTGATCTCTACGGTCTCGGTGCGTCTCATCGTCTCATCTCATCGTCAGTGATGGCCAGCGGAGCGCCAGCCATAGAAAGAATCAAGGCGACCATCTGGCCGCCTTGGAATTATACCAGTGGAGTCGGCAAGATGCTTTCCCACGTGATCGTAAACGTCCGGGGCTGCAGGGTGCGCTGTGCAGTCGGGATCGAGGTGTGCCGGTTCAGTACACCACGCGAAAGCGTGTATGACCGCTCGGTGCCCGGCAGGGTGATTACCCCGCCAAGGCGAAACACTGTGCGGTTGGCGTCCTGCGCCAGCACGATACCGTCAAAGATGTCGATGCTCGGGGAGTCCGCTTGCAAGGTGATGGTTTGGGTGTACATGCGCGGCACCCAGCCAGCAGACATGACACCATCAACCCCTAGCACAACCTCGGCCGTGTCCGCCTCGTCAGTGGCAAAGGCTGCGTCGGCAGCGTAGCCCTGGATCTGAGTGGCAGCCAGCGCGAAGTCTGCCGAACTCAGGATGAAAACGCTGTCCGCGCTGGTAATAGTACGAGCCATGGTCGTCTCTCCTTAAAGTACGGCGATAGACGCCAGGGTGATTTGCTGAATGCTGCCGCCGTCCATGTACCACAGCTTGACGGGGGGCTCTTGCGCTGGCCGCGCACCTGGGCGGTGGCAGGCAGGATCTGCAGGTAGTAGCCCTTGCTTTGAAGGTCGGAGCTGATGTCCAAGCCTGCCTGCTGGGCGATGGTCGCTTTCTGCGAGTTGCTCAACAGTACGCCGGTGCGGATGCTGCCGTTGTTCAGCGCCTCAGCGATCGGGTCTTGGCACCAGGAGCGCAACAGAGTATCGCCCAGCGCATTGTACGGGGCCGAGTTCACCGACAGCAGGCCATTGAAGATGGCCAGGCGAAGCTGGGCATTCAGGTACAGTTGGGCCATGAAGGAGTCAGCCCACTCGAAGCTGGATCCGTTCATCTGGCCGTCGTACATGATGCTGTATTCGTTGCCCTCACCGCGATCAACGTAGGCGCCGTAATAGCTGGCGTTGTTGGACAGCACGGCAGTGGCGTCCGCCAGGCTGGAAATAGAGGGTCCCAGACCAGAGAACTGGCGGAATGCCATGGTACTGCGACCGTTGACGGCCTGCCAGTCGATAGAGCCAGCCCAGCCACAAGCGGCAGCGGCGTGCTCGGCATCACCGTAGATCACCAGGGTGCCGTCGTAGTTCAAGGCGTCCACGATGGAGCCGAACACGGCGGCGTTGTTGGTGGTCTTGTAACCTGCGTCGTTGTCCCACGCGATGTAGGTATAGCCCTTGTTCTGGGTGTTGACCCACTGCGCAAAACCTTCATGCTCGGCAAGGTCGCACTCAAACACGGTGGTGAAGTTGGCCCAGTTGTAGGACTGATCTTTGATTCGAGCCATGGCGGTTGTCGGAGTATCCGCATCAACACCCTGAGACAGGATGCCAGCGGACAGGCCCAGCGGCTCGGCAGCGGTGCCGGTTGCCTGGGTGATGGTCGAGGCAGCGCCAGTGGTGCCGGAGGTCACAACAAAGCGGGAGGCGGTGGCGTCCCAAGTCACAGCAGCGGAACCGGTGAGCGCCAAGCCAGTGGTCAGCAGGACGGCGGCATTGGTGAAGCTAGTAGCAGTGGACAGATCAACACTGGCATCAGTGAAGTCTGTGCCGTCGACAGTCACTGTCAGGGTGCCAGTGATGGCCTTGACCTGCTCCAGGGTGAGCGCCAGCACTTGTCCACGCAACCAGGCGGCGCGAGCTGCGGCTGCATAGCCACCAAAGAACAGCGTGCCGGGCTTTTTGAAGCTGTTGTCCGGGCCGTTGAAGTAGAACCCGGCCAGCGAATACTGGGCGGAGTTGAATCCGTAGTATTCGCCAACGCTATCCAGATCGGGGAAGCTCAACAAGCTGGACACGGGGGTGGTCAGGCCATCATCCAAAAACACAGCGTTCAGAGAAAGCGGATTGCCGCCTGTCCCCACTACTGCGGGATTGACCGTCACGATTTGACTTACGGGGATAGGCATCGCCTGCTCCTTACACGGGGTTGAGTAAATCGGCTGCGATCACCGATGTTTCACCAACGGTATCGAACTGCTCGGCAGCCACGTTGATGACTGGATTGTACTGCATTGAGGCCGTTATCGTCCAACGGGCCTCGTACTGTTCCTCGCCGGTGATCAGCGGCGCTTGGATGCCGTCGGAGCAGTACAGCGGCTTGATTCCATCCGGGAAGTTGTCCGGGCCGTAGGAGCTGCGCAGCAGAGTCTTTGCTGTGTTGCACATCTCACCAGCCTGCCCGTCGTAAAAGTCGATTTGCACATCAATGCGGGTTGATCGCTGGAAGTCTGCGCCTGTCACCATGTCGTAAGTGTTGCGAGTGGTGGCAAGGTCATACTGCCCCATCTCAGTCAGCACAATGCACGGCGGCTCAGGCATAGCCACTCTGTTTGTTTGGGCGCGGACTATCTGCGTCCCGGCCGGCATCAGCGGTTCCAGAAAATTTGCCAGCGCGGCGATCACGTTGTCGATGGTGATGTTAGGCATGGCGCTCATGCTGCGGCCCCCTGATAAACGATAGCCACCTTGCACCAGTCCGGCCAAGTCTCCAGCACTTTGACGACCAGCCAGCTCTGGCCATTGAATTCAACCAGATCGCCGCCCTTGCTATCAGGGCGCACCACCCCGGCCAGATTACCGTAAAGGTAGGCGGCGCGAATGGTGCCCTGGATGTTCAGGCCATCCAGCTGCTTGAGGTCCTTACCGTCCAGCGCCTGGATGTTGGCTTGGCCGGTCTCGACGGTGTAGGCCGGGATCTGGCGGCGCGTGGCTGGGTCGATGGTGTAGCCGCTGGACACTTTCACAGTAACTGGCGTGTTGGGGTTGATGGATTGCGTCGCCGAGTTGGCGATGGCGCGGAGGTTCATTCGTCACCCTCCATGCGGACTTGGTAGGTAGCGGAGCGCAGCATATCGCCAGTGTCGACCAGCGGCTTGTTGAACCCCTTCTTGGCGATGGTGCTAGGCGCGTTGGGCGGATCCTGCCAGCCAACAATGGACGACTTCAGGTCGTCGTTTATCTTCTCGCCGATGAGGCCAAGGGTCTGGCGGGTGTTATACCCGGTACTGACGGCAGCCTTGCCAAGCAGCTCGGGCCATCCCGCCGACTCCTTGGCAATCATGGAACGGAAGAAGGGGCGAGAGGGTGCGCGACTGGTGCCGAACTCGTTCCAGAAAGCCACCTGCGCAACCGGCGTCCCGTCTGGGTAGGTGGCCCCAGACATAAAGCCTACGTCCAGCTTGCCCGGCGCCATGCCCTTGGCTATCTCTGCCAGCTTGCGGGCCAGTTTGTCACCGCCGGTTAGGGTTGCCATGTTATCGGCCCATGCTGCGAAACTTTTCCAGATCAATAAATGACCTTGCCGGCTCCTTTACGGTGGCGCTGCATTCCACTATCTCCTGCTTGTATGCAACCGGCGATCCGATTGTAACAACAATGGATTTGCCTTCTGATTTTTTTACCAACAGCGAAATCATCTCTTTAAGCATGTCAATACCTCGTCAGCCTTGCCACGTAACGGAATGAGCGCAGATAGGCGGTCGCCTGCCAGAAGGCCGCCCCGTAACTGGTCTGAGTGAACCATGATGCGCCCATGCTGGCGTGATATTCCAGCGAGACGCTGACACTGCCCTCGGTGGCGCTTGATGTGCGCCCAACAGGGCCGGGCACTCCACCAGGGTTCAATGCTCCGGACAGCTGCGCGATGTGCGCCACCAGTAGCCAGTAAAGCTGCAGTCGCTTCGCCTCGTCCTGTACCGGGCAATCCTCGTTGACAAGGAACAGCTGCGACCGCAGGAAATAGGCGTTCAGCGTCGCATCTAGCACCGCGCCGAATTCTGGATAAGCCGCCTTGAAGGCGGCCGGGTTAAATACGACGGCCGCCATCGTTACACCTTCTCGATGCCGGGCACGTCGGCGTTGGTTACACCCTCAAGCCCGGTCTTTTCCTTCACGCGCTCTTTGGCTGCGGATCGGGTTTTGGACTCGGTAGCCTCGGCGAAGATCGCGCCATTGGCGACAGCCGGGAAATCAGCATGCTTGGCAACCCACGCATCCCAGAAATCCTTGTCCACTTCGGTATAGCCGCAGTGGGTCGGCTGAATGAAGATCGCGCCGTTCATGTCGGCGTTCTGGCCTTTCAGCTCAACCTGGGTTTCGTTGCCGTGGCCATCGTCCAGGCGCAGAATAATGCCGGTAGGCAGGCGGCAGCCCACAGTAACTTTGCTCATTGTTTGGATCCTTTTTCGTCAATCGTCAGCGCGTCAGCATTGAACGTTTCATGGTGCGGGATCTGGTCAACAAACCAAGAGCATGAGGCTTGCTTGCCTGATACCTGCTCTACGGTCATGCTCGGTGAGCCAGACTTTAGGCGAACCACGTCTCCGGGGGTTAGCTTGGGCTGGGAATGGATGGACATTTATGCTTTGCCCTTGTCCATGATTGCGATAACCGCAGCCTTCACACCATCTGGCAAGTTGTCGAAATCGGCCTTCATGGCATCGACCAACTCTTGAACCAGCGGAAGCTCGGTCACCTTCACCTCTACGGTCAGTACGTTCTTCTCAGCCTTCATCATCATCACCTTCAACAAAAGAGGGGGCTTTCGCCCCATCTTAGCACAGCATCAGACCCCGAGCATCCCCTGCACGGCGGCAGGGCGGTACAGCACGGTGCCCCAGGTGCCCTGGCTCTTCTTCTGCTTGAAGGCGGACATCTCGACAACCACCGGGTGGGCGCGCATCTTCTCGGTGAAGCAGCAGTCCCAGGTGCGCTGACCCTCGATCTCGTCAACAACCAGCTGGATCTGCTCGCCGGAACCGGTCTTGTACTCCGGCACGGTTTTCCATGTCAGGTTCGGATACGCCTGCTTGAGGTAGTCCTCAACGTTCAGGCCGAACTCGTTGACGAAGGTCTTGGCCACGGCGGCAGACGGGGAGGAGATCAGCGTCATCTTGCTGTCGGTATCCACGTTGCCATTCAGGCGTACCTGCAGGTTCCAGAACATGGCCTGGATATCCGCCAGCACTTCCAGCGCGGTTGCGTTGGGCTTACCGGCAACGGTTGACCAGTTGGTGCCGCCTGCCGCCTTGGTGCCAGGGGTCAGGTTGGCGGGCAGGGCCGGGTCGTTCAGCATGCCGTAGTTCTGCAAACCAGCCACGCCGAAGAGGTAGGTCTTGTTCTGGAACTTGTTGAGGGTCAACACGGAGGCGATCCCAACACGGCTTGCCCAGTCGATGCGGGCCGCACCAGCTCGCTCCAGCTCCTTCTCGCCCCACTGGGAAACGGTCTGGTAGTGGAAACTTTGGCGCTGCGGGAAGTTGGTGTTAACACCGGTGGAGCCGGAGTTGTTGTAGTCACCATAGGCCGCAGTCTGGCCGGTGGATTCCACAACCGGGAACATCGCGGTTTCGGTGATCCAGTCGCCCTTCTTCACTTCGGAACCGACAGCCTCGGCCGCCTTGATCGGGGCAACCAGCACCTCGATCATTTTCGGGTCGATGTAGGTGGTCAGGAAAGCCGGGATACCGGAGTTGCTGACAGTGACCAGGCCTGGCTGGGCGTCCATGGCGAGGTTGAAATCATAGCTCAGCGTGTTATCCATCGCCATGGGCTGCTGGCCCATGAAGTGGATACCGGCGCGGCGCTCCAGCTCGCGGAAATCAATTACTTGGGGCATGATGGCCGCTCCTTACAGGGTGATCACAGCCAGCTCGTTCAGAGCGCAGCCTTGGGTGATAACGAAATCGGTCTCGATGAAACCGGCGATGGTTGCGCCAGCTGCACCCGCTTGCACTGTGCCGTCAGACAACTTGGCGAAAACCTTGTTGCCTTTCACTGCTGCGCCCACGGTAGCGGTAGCCCAGTAGTCGCCAGTGCGCATGACGGTCACAGGGAATCCCTGCGGCACGACGTTGCTGGCTTCGGCCAGGTAGGCGGAGATCAGCGCCTGCTGTTCGCGGTGGATGAAGCCATCAGGCTTGCCGGTGCCGGTGTTGGACACCAGACCAGTGGTGGCGTCGATCCAGGCGAAGCGGCCCACGGTGACACCGGCAGCGGCGGCCACGTATTGGCCTTCGCCAGCCGGGAAGGATGCGCGGGGGTTGGCGGTGGCAAAGTCACCAGCGACTGCAGGAGCCTGCTGGAGGTTTACGGTAGTTTGAAAACCCATTTTGTAGGCTCCTTATGCCTGGCCGAAGCGACCAAGGTTGAATTTCTGCACGGTGGCAGCGGAATCCTCGGCAATGCGGGGCGCCGGGCGGGAAGCCTTAACGTCCTTCACTGCGTTGAACATGGTGCGCAGACCGGCGGCTGGCATGTCTTTGTGGTCGTGACCCATCTTGCCCAGGGCGAAGCGGTACACCTCTTCGGCGCTGTCCATGCCGATTACATCGCCTACGACAGGGCGGACATCGACCTTGGCTTGCTCAAGCTGGCGGAATTCGACGCGCATGGAGTCCATGGCGGCAGTCACCTTCTCTTCGACGACTTCCGGCTTCATGCCGTAGTCCTCGTCTTTGGCCGGGGTCATCATGCCTTTGACGGCTTCCAGATCTTCCGGCGACAGCTTGCCAGCCAGGAAGCCCATCAGGTCAGGCTCGTCCTGGCCCAGTTCGCGATCCAGCTCGACCGCTTCCGGAGAGTCCTCCACGCCGATAACGGCATCAATGATCTCGTCGGCCTTCTCGGCGTCGATTTCGGAATCCATGGCAAGCAGGCCTTTCAGCACGGCTGCCTTCTTAAAGGTTTCCTTCTTGGCTTCCCCCACCAGGGCCGGCAGTGCGGAGTCCTGAGCGATTTTCGGGGACAGGCCTTGAAGCGACAGAGCGAGGGCTTTGCCCAGCTTGGTCATTTTCATGGCGGGGGTTTCCTTTTTGGGTTTGTCGGTGTTCTTGCGGAACGGATCGGAGTCGGCCACCACCACATCCGGCCCGGCGCGGCCAACTTCCACAAGCGCCAGGTGGTTGCCGCGAATATTGCGCATCACACCGTCATAGGTCTCGCCGTCACTGGTGGTGCCGGGGGTCATGTCGGGGTCATAGCGATACCCGCAGGAGAGTTCGCATTGCTTCTCGGATTCGACGCCAGCAATTGCGGCGGCGTCCCAGATGCAGAGGGATGCTTGCAGGTAGGGTGCGTCGAAAACCACATCAGAGCCGATGGAGCCTACAACGTTGTCCTTCTGCGGGGCGTCAACAGTTACGGGGATGTGCTTATTAAGGATGGGCAGGTTGTTGAACGTGCCGGCACCCTTGGCCAGCTCTTCCGGATCGCGGTACAGACGGTAAACCTTGTCGTCTTCCAGGCCAAGCTGCTGCCAACCCGGTATTTCGCGGCCATAGTATGGATTCACCACAGCCTTGCTGATGTTGGTCTTAGAAACGCGCAGTCGCCCGTCAGCGTCAATACTGCGGGCGGATTGCCGGTCAAAGGCCATCATGTTTGGATTTGGCATCGTCTGAACCACGTTTCATGAACTGGGATAATGATAGGGCTTTGGTGATTTTATTGCAATCAGGGTTGGCGTGGTGCATTTATTGCGCTATGATTCTTGCGTTAATTACACAGGAGAGTGAGAAATGAAAATCAGCAACAGCAAGAAAGAGCTGGCCCGCATCATCAGCGAGAATGGCGGGTGGCGTGACGGGGAGTTTGCGGCTCAGGACGGTGACGGTGGTGTTGGCGGGTATGGAGTAAAGCCAGAATGGGATTCACAAGCCAAGTATTGGTGGCGTGAAGCCTTGGGGGAGTGGTTCTCGGTGAATAAAATAAACAATCACCACCAGGCCGCATTATCCCGCGCCGAATACTTCCACCTTTACCCAGCGCCGGATGCTGATGGGTGGATTGAGTGGAAAGGTGGGGCGTGTCCGGTAGATGGGGATTCAGTCATTGACGTAAAACTAAGTGACGGAGATGAGCTCTTTGGGGTTGACGCTGATTGGGATTGGCAGCATGGCGCTGGATGCAACATCATCGCATACCGCCTGCACAAGCCGGAGCAAGCGAAACCTAAATACTGCGAGTCTGTGATGCGCTCAATTCCGGAGCCAAGCGACAAACCAACCATCGAACAACTGGCCGCCGACTACCGAAACGCCAAGGACTACGCCGAGCGCAAGCAGCAAGAGGCTGATGACGCGAAAGCAGATGCGGAGGCAAAGCTGGCAGAGCTGGTTGCTGCTGGTAAGGCGCATGGGCTGGTGTTGAGTGTTGCCGATGCGCCGGAGCCCGAGCTGGTGATTACTGATTGGCGTGATTTGCAGGTTGGTGATGAAATTGAGGTATTTGACTTCGAATGCATGTATGACTCTACCGCCCGCAAGAACGAACTGATGCGCGGTGTTTGTGTTGTCATGTCCGCGATGTGCGGAGTAGTACACATAGAACTGAAAGATAATCTACCGAAAGCTGGCAAATATTGGAACGCGACCGGGCTTGATGCGTGTGAATTCAAATTCATCCGCCGCCCATAACAACAAGGCCAAGAAAAAAACAAATTATAGATATGAGGGATTTTCAATGTTCGTTTTCACACTTTCTGATATTGACAACTGCAAATTGAATGATGTTTCATTCGAGTGTAAACCATCAAAAATAGAAGTTGGCGACCTTTTGTGGGGTGTTGATACAAAAATGCAAAGTAGAGAATTTAACATACTGATGATGGCTAGCGGTGAGGATGTTTACTTTTCCTCTGAGGATGAAGATGGGGATGGAGAGTGTGAAACTGTGATAGCATCGCTTAAGTATTTTCAATAATAATGCAACAAGGCCCCATCCCGGGGCCTTTTTCGTTCCTGCTCTCAAAGTCAAAACGGCAACACGCTCTTGCTCACACACCGGCAGTTGATTTCCTCGCCTGGTAGGATGTATTTGCCGTCAATCAAACACCCCTTCGCGATCTCGAACTTGCGCCCGTCAGCCGCAACGTGTGACTTCCTGGGTTCTTTCCCGCCGTGCGAGTGTTGCCATATTGCCTCGGTGATTCCAAGCTCCTGGCGCCTCGCCTGAGTGGTTACAGCGTTGAGCTTGTTAGACTGGTCACGCGCAATCAGCACAGCCCGGCGCTGGGTGATGCCATATCGCGATTGCAGCTCGGTGGTTATCTCCTGCAGGTCGCGACCCCGGCTATACCCGCGCATCACGATCCCCTCAACCTCCGTGAAATACTGCTGGGGTATCGACTTGATGAGCGCCACATTCTCCACCACTGACGCCTTGGCCACATCCTGCATGGCTCTGGTCATCTTGAAGTCAACCGCCCATCCCGCATCCTTGAGGGCATTCTGGAATGAATTGTCGGTAGCCTTGATAGCGCCGGAAGCGAACCGCTTGGCGATGTCATCGGCCATCTCGTTGAATCTGGCTATCCACCTCTTGGACACCTCTCGCACCCTGGCTGCCATTTCGGCGGCGGGTAGGGCGTCTTCGGCAATCTCGGGCGGTGCCTGCCGATACTGGGCCGCCAACCAGTATTCGGCGGAGTTGCTCATCTCCTTGATGAGCTCCTCAAGCGCTTTTCGATAACGGGCCTCCACGCCCCGGTTGGCGTGGATGGCGCGGACGGTTTTGGGTTTTTGGGCCATTACTGGTCCTCCTCACTCGGCAGCGCATTCGGCGCTGGCGCATCAGGGCCGCTGCCCTCTTTATCAAACATCCCCGACTGCACAATCTCCAGATCCCCGTCGATGTTATCCCACCCTGAGTCGGGATCGTCGGCCAATTGCTGGCGGGCCTCTGCCGGGTCGATCACACTGTTCGTGATGTAAGCATGCGCCTCGTTTGCGCGGTTGAGACGGATCTCGCTTTCTTCCTTGGCGCTGGTCTGCCAGAGAGACTTGAACTTGAAAGTGATGGAGTCGTCAATCTCGCCCCATAGGTGCAACTGGATCACCTTCAGGCAGGTGTCTATCGGCTGGTAGTAGTATGCCTCCTGCATCGCCCCGATCCAGTCGTAGAAGGAGCGCACCTCCCCCTCGCTGCTGGCGTTGAGGCCAGACGGGCTGATACCGGTCAGCACCATGGCAGGGATCCGGCTCACTGAGCACATGTGCTCTTGGGCCTGGGCCTGTAGCTCGTGCAGGCCAGACAGCGGGGTGTTGACCTGTACGATGTCCTCGGCCTCCTTGTCCATCACGCCCATCCCCAGGTTCGAGAAGGTGTTGACGTAGATTTCGAGACGGTCAAACAGATCGCCACCATCGCCACCATTGAGAACCTGGGCCATGTCGGTCTTGAGGAAAGTGCGGCTGAACTTGTCCACCAGATCGCTCACCGCCTGGCGGGTGCGCAGCCAGTTTTCCACGTAGGGCTGGGCCAGCTGTGACAGCGACATGCCGCTGAAGTTGTAGGCCGGTTTGAGCATGTCCGGCAGCGGGCGGGTGATGATGGTCAGCAGGCGAGAGGCGTGCATCTCGCGTCCCAGCACCCACCAGGTGCTCGGCTTGTAGAAGTCGGCAGCAGTCGGGTCAAGCGCGTTGTATGCGCTGGGGCTTGTCCACATCGCCTCGATGGTTGTGAAATCGCGCAGACTGCCCTGCGGGATGGTGCGCGGGTCCAGGATGAGGGGGACGGCGATGTCGGCGCCCTTGATGTTGATGGAGATCTGCCCCCGGCCAAAGAATGTCTCCTGCTCGGAGCTGCGGCGGAACACCCCGCGCAGGTCAAAGTATTCACAGGCCTCTTCCAGCTCCTTGATCTTGTCTGCCAGCTTCTTGGCGTCCTTGCGGTCTTTGCTGGTGATCTCGATCCACTCACGGGTCAGCTCGGTGCTGATGGTGGAAGCGAAGGCCCGATACTCTGGCCGGGTGGCCAATGCGGCCAAGTTCTGGTATCCGGGGAACGGCTGGATATTGGCAGCATAGAGTCCGCCCGCAGCCGAGTTCAGGAACTGGTAAGTCGGCCCGCACAGGGAATCCATGGCCACGGCGGGGGTTTGTCCTTTCGGCACCACGCCCGGGATAAGCTCTGGCGCCTCCCAGCGAACGGCCGCATCTCGCGCTCGCTTCTCCATGGAGCGCAGCTTGGCCTTGGCAAGACTGCGCTTGCGGGCCTTCTCTTGCTCCTCCGCCTTGGCCGTCTCAACTGCTGCCTGCAATTCGGCAAGGCGCTTCTTCTTGATGTCAAATGGCCACATGGGCGCTCCTATTTAGTCTTCTTCACAAAACAGGCCATAGGCCTTGCACGGATCATCGGAAACCAGATTAGCAAGCTCAGGATTTATGTGGTTGATTGCGTCCCACACCCGACTGCTTGCTTTGTGCCAGTCCTCGAAATAGTAAAGGCTTACCAGCTCGGCAAGCGCCTTATTAATTGCGGAGTCATCCGGCTTGATCATGTCAACTTTTGGTGCGTACTCGACGCCATCGATAATAACCTGTGCCATTTCCTATCTCCTGTCTTTACCTTCTACCCATAGGATACCGCATGGCGCGGGCCTTGGCTTTATCAGAAATCCGGATCTTGCCTCGGTTCTTCATGACCTGCTCCAGGCCGTAGCGGATCGAGTCGATGTAGTGGTTGAACTTGTCGAGGATGACCTTTGTCACATCTCCGGACAGCCTGTCCACCTTGTAGCTGTAGCGCTGGAACTCGCGGGCGGTCTCCTGGCATCGCGGGTGGATCACTACCATGGCGAAGCTCTTGATGAACTCGATACCGTCCTCCACGCTTCCCTTGCCTTTCTCCACACCGATAATGCCCGGCATGTTCTTACGCTTGCCATCCGGGTCGGCCCGTTTCAGGTAGCTGATGGACTCAGGGCGGGCGCTGTCTGCGCGGACTGTCTCCCTGTCGAAAGACGGTATCCGCTTGCAAATATAGTCGGCAGTGTGGTCAAGCTCCAAGCCTGTCTTGCCGGCCTCGAACTCGACGTAGAGCACGTCTCCATGGACCCAGCACTGCGTGGCGGCCGTGGGGTCCTGGGAGAAGCCGAAGTCCAGCCCGTTGTATGGCCCATCCCAGTCGTCGCCATGAGCAAACTCTCGCACCTCGTACTTTCCGGCGAATATCTGTGCCAGCGAGTTCTTGCGGTACGCTCCTTCCCACACCCAGGTGTAGGTGGGGCCATCGAGCCGGTTGTAGTCGTTCAGGCGCTCCTGTTCGAGCACGTCCGGGAACCATGGGTTGTCCGAGTAGTTCATCTCGACGATGCAGGCATTATCTGGCGTCTGCATGCGGAACCGCTGATTGGTCGGGCTCTCTTCGTCCTCGGGGTTCCAGGTGATCCAGACCTCGGAGTTCTCGGCCCGCACTGTCGGCAGAAGCTTGGACCACGCCATTTCCGACACGCTCTCCGCCTCGTCGATCCAGGCGATCAGGATCCGGGCTTTGGACTTGATACTGTCCAGGTTGTGGCGCAGGCCGCAGAACACATAGGAAACGCGCCGGTCCTTGGTGCGGATGAACTTCTCGCCAATGTCAAAGAAGGCGTCCAACCAGGGTGTTTCCCTGATGGCCTGCTTGATTTCCTCCATTGAGGAGTCTTCCAGCGAGTTCATGAACTCCCGCCCGCAGAGGATGGAACCGCTGACACCGGCCTGAGCAAACATCATGGCCCGAACGGCGGTCATCTTGGCGAAAGTGCGGGTCTTGGCAGAGCCCCGCCCGCCATATGCCCCGCGATACCGGTAATCACCAGTGAACACGGGGATCAGCTTTGGCGGAACCTCAAGCCTGGCTGTCGTCATCGGCAGGGCCTACCAGCTGGATGACGGTGGGGGTCATTGAGCCGTCGCTTGAGGTGTGGTCGATCGTCTCTTTGAATGCCCCAACGCGAACATGCTTGCCGATGAGCTCCAGGTTCTTCACCTTGTCAGGCCACTTGATCTTCTTGAGGATATTCTCGGTAGTGGTCTCGTCGTAATTGGTAATGGTGGTGTTGATGTCCAATCCGCTCAAAGTTGTTCGCCAGCACTTTGGCCACTCGCTGATTGGCTTCAGTGCGCCATCCTCTTTCAGGATATCCAGCACGTCCATCTGGTCAATCTCGACCAGGCGACGCAGTACGTAATCGGCATCAATTTGCAGGCGCTGCTCACGCTCTGCCATAAGCTCGTTGATGCGGGCCTGGATGTGCGGCTTCTGGTGCAGGAGGCTTGCGCTTCGGTCAACCGTGTTCGGTTTCATCTTGCTGGCGTCATAGGAGGCCATGTAGGCCTGGCGCTGGTTCAGTAGCTCGATGTATTTTCGGCAATAGGTTTCTTGCTTATCGGTAAGGCTCTTCATCGTCATCTAGTCGTTACCTAGTGCTGTCAATCGGTAATGTCAATATACCACTTTTCGCACTGCAATAAAAAAGCCCCTCAAGTGAGGGGCAAAGGTTGGCGTTGCACAGGATATTCCACAACTGGGGCTGCACTGCGATGGGCCTGACACCATCCTGAGTGACTCGACGCGCCCGCACCTTGTTGCCGGTCGTCTCATTCGCAGCTATATCGAATGTCAATGCAACCTCAGTTGTGTGCTCGTCGCGCTATCGTTCGACATGGCTCGGAGCTTACCGGAATACCACCGGCTTGAGAAGGATCACCCCCTGTTTTAGTGACGTTAACTCTTACAGGGCGCGGCCCTAGCCATTTTACTGGTGAGTATCCCCATGCTTTCGCAAGTGTCTCCGTGCGGGATTTTTTTGTTGGACTCCGCCCTTCATGCCCCACCGTCTGTTTAGGCGGTCATTGGTGGGTCGCGTGTGGTGGCCGGTGCTGAACTCCGGCATATTTAGGTCTTGAAGTCCGTGCGCTGCCTCCGGTTGCTCCCAAATTAATTTCACCGCCAGTGATGGCGATGTGGGCCAGTGCGTCAGTCCGTCATCAAGGTTGTCTCGCCCATCAGCCTGGGCATTCACCACAAATTCATTCTCACTCACCCGCGCATTAAACGCAAGTTTTATTCCCCATAAACCAAAATATCCTCCATCTGCTGCGCCACCCGCCTTCTGGCCTCTGCATCAGCCACGCGATCATTCCAGCGTTGCAGGGCTTCGGCCTGCTCCTTGGCTTCCAGCTCCGCCCGAGTAAAGGGTCGGCACTCCACCCCAATCAGCACGTTGCGGATCTCGCAGACATCACCACCGTGCTTGGCCTGGTAGGCTGCGACCTTCTCGTCCTTGTACTTCTGCCAGTGAGGGCCTACGCCAATCACCAGGAACACGACAACCGCCAGGATCATTCGCATGTGTCACCCTCCGCCAAATCAACCGTAAACGCCCGATAGGTCGTCATCACCAGCGCCAGATCTGCCGGGTCAGGCTTACTCACCACCAGGGCTTTACCCATCAACTTGACACTGTAGCCGCGATCCTGCAGGTAGTAAGCGCCGTGCTGCGCGTCGCTGTCGGTGGGGAATTCGAGTTTTATTTGCACTTCATGGCCTCGTCGATGATTATCCCCAAGTCCATAGTGTTGATCGGGGAGGCCGCCCTGAAATGCAGCTCACAATTTCCATCCCGGTCAGAGTCCAGTGTCCCATTACCAATTAGCCATCGATGCCTTTCAGCATCCTTTTCAGCCTGGCGAAGCAGGCCAACTAACTCAACCACATCATCATTCGTCAGGCTGGATTGCTCACATCCATAACCAGTAGCAACCTCTGTCGCCGCGCACCTATATGCAATTTCCAAATCAATCATCTCTCACCCCTCCAGAACCACCTGCCCGCCCGCCATCTCCTCCAGCATGCGCCGCAGATGATGCAGGCACCCAGCCGGAAATGGCTGCTTGGCCAGGCCTTTGAAAATCAGATAAACCCGCTTGTGCTCCGCCAGCCCGGGGAGCAGACGGTTGACGCAACGGCGGATCGCCGTGTTCACCCTTCCGGCGCGGTGCACTTCCGCGCACAGCTCGACCGTTACCAGTGCCGACAGGTAGGCGCATGCCTCGGCGTCGCGGGATGTGTAGGTCGTGATCACTTCGCAGCCTCCCGAGCGAAACGGGACTCACAGAACCCTGCGCGGGCATTGCACCAGTCGCGGTTCTGCTCCTTGGTGCAGCGCGCGCCAGCTAGGCGCCATTCCGTGGCGGCCTCCTTGACCCGACCCTGATTTTCCATCTGCGCGGCTTCTGCTGCGAATTCGTTGAATGCTTTCATGGTTATCTCTCCGTGTTGGTTGTGCCGCCCAGTGAAGGGCGGCGGTCTGCCCCTACAAGGCGGCCTTGATGTCGTCAATTGCCTTGCTTATGGCGGCAAGCTCATCATCATTGAAGGTCAGGTGTTCTTTCCAGTTGCCATAGTATCGCCCGATCCTACGGTGGACCCGAGACAACTTTACCTGGCTGACTCCGGCCACGTCGCAGATCGCGGACACTCGAATGCCGCACTCGATTGCCGCGCGCACCCGTTCCATGACTGGCTCAACGCGCCTGGCGTCCTCCTCCATTCTTTCCTTTGAGAAATTTCCGGTTCCAGCAGGGCGACCTGGGCGGCGCTTAACTTTCTCTGCTTGGGTGTTTTGGCTCATTCTTTGCCCCCTTCTGTTTTGGTGAGGCAATTATCACAAAAAAACAATTGTATGTAAAGTTAATGCGTCACCCGATTAGCCTGGCCAGCAAAATGCGAATCACCAGAACCACCCTGTAATTTTTTCAGCTTTGCTTTGTACTCAGCCTCGATTGCTTGGTAGTCCTCGCGGCGGTATCGCTTTGGTTCGTGAGGACCTTCCAGCCACTCAACGCGCTCAAGTCCAATCTTGGCAATGAGACGAATCCTGTACTCTGCCAGGTTTCCTGACTTGTAGTTGTTGCAGTAGCTGGCCTGCTTGTGGCAATTATCCTCTTCGAATCGAAGCTCTGGGTGGCCGCCAACGCTGCGGTAATGCCCGGCATGCCACTGGCCATCGTGGAATGCTCCGCAGCATATGCACGGCTCATTAGCATCCCTGGCCCTGATGTACGCATTGAAACTTCGCTGCGCTTTCTCAGCCCAATACCCTATCGGCTTAACGTCAAGCTTGCGCTGTCGGGACTCTGACCTTGCCTTGCGCTCTCGAACCTTTGCAGCCTTCTCCCGCGCGAACTCTATCGCGCACACGTGACAACAAAACCAAGCAACAGGGGTTTTCACCCCTGATTCTGCTGGCTTGTATTCGGAGCAGTGCTTACACTTCCTGAGTGAGTTAGCCATGAGTAACCCGCATCATTGCCACACTAACGCTAGTGCCTGCAAAGCAGTCATCGTAAACCCCCAACCATTCAATTCCGAACCCTGGGATCTTGAACTTTTCGTTAGCACTGGAAGGCACAATCGCAACCAAAACACCACAATCAGCAAGCATTCCAGCGGCGTGCTCAACATGGGCCTGCCAGCGGCCATCGCTGAATGGAGGATTCATCACAATGCGGTCGAACTTGTCCTGCATGTCGATAGCCAAGAAATGGATTTTTTTGTTGGACTCCGCCCTTCATGCCCCACCGTCTGTTTAGGCGGTCATTGGTGGGTCGCGTGTGGTGGCCGGTGCTGAACTCCGGCATATTTAGGTCTTGAAGTCCGTGCGCTGCCTCCGGTTGCTCCCAAATTAATTTCACCGCCAGTGATGGCGATGTGGGCCAGTGCGTCAGTCCGTCATCAAGGTTGTCTCGCCCATCAGCCTGGGCATTCACCACAAATTCATTCTCACTCACCCGCGCATTAAACGCAAGTTTTATTCCCCATAAACCAAAATATCCTCCATCTGCTGCGCCACCCGCCTTCTGGCCTCTGCATCAGCCACGCGATCATTCCAGCGTTGCAGGGCTTCGGCCTGCTCCTTGGCTTCCAGCTCCGCCCGAGTAAAGGGTCGGCACTCCACCCCAATCAGCACGTTGCGGATCTCGCAGACATCACCACCGTGCTTGGCCTGGTAGGCTGCGACCTTCTCGTCCTTGTACTTCTGCCAGTGAGGGCCTACGCCAATCACCAGGAACACGACAACCGCCAGGATCATTCGCATGTGTCACCCTCCGCCAAATCAACCGTAAACGCCCGATAGGTCGTCATCACCAGCGCCAGATCTGCCGGGTCAGGCTTACTCACCACCAGGGCTTTACCCATCAACTTGACACTGTAGCCGCGATCCTGCAGGTAGTAAGCGCCGTGCTGCGCGTCGCTGTCGGTGGGGAATTCGAGTTTTATTTGCACTTCATGGCCTCGTCGATGATTATCCCCAAGTCCATAGTGTTGATCGGGGAGGCCGCCCTGAAATGCAGCTCACAATTTCCATCCCGGTCAGAGTCCAGTGTCCCATTACCAATTAGCCATCGATGCCTTTCAGCATCCTTTTCAGCCTGGCGAAGCAGGCCAACTAACTCAACCACATCATCATTCGTCAGGCTGGATTGCTCACATCCATAACCAGTAGCAACCTCTGTCGCCGCGCACCTATATGCAATTTCCAAATCAATCATCTCTCACCCCTCCAGAACCACCTGCCCGCCCGCCATCTCCTCCAGCATGCGCCGCAGATGATGCAGGCACCCAGCCGGAAATGGCTGCTTGGCCAGGCCTTTGAAAATCAGATAAACCCGCTTGTGCTCCGCCAGCCCGGGGAGCAGACGGTTGACGCAACGGCGGATCGCCGTGTTCACCCTTCCGGCGCGGTGCACTTCCGCGCACAGCTCGACCGTTACCAGTGCCGACAGGTAGGCGCATGCCTCGGCGTCGCGGGATGTGTAGGTCGTGATCACTTCGCAGCCTCCCGAGCGAAACGGGACTCACAGAACCCTGCGCGGGCATTGCACCAGTCGCGGTTCTGCTCCTTGGTGCAGCGCGCGCCAGCTAGGCGCCATTCCGTGGCGGCCTCCTTGACCCGACCCTGATTTTCCATCTGCGCGGCTTCTGCTGCGAATTCGTTGAATGCTTTCATGGTTATCTCTCCGTGTTGGTTGTGCCGCCCAGTGAAGGGCGGCGGTCTGCCCCTACAAGGCGGCCTTGATGTCGTCAATTGCCTTGCTTATGGCGGCAAGCTCATCATCATTGAAGGTCAGGTGTTCTTTCCAGTTGCCATAGTATCGCCCGATCCTACGGTGGACCCGAGACAACTTTACCTGGCTGACTCCGGCCACGTCGCAGATCGCGGACACTCGAATGCCGCACTCGATTGCCGCGCGCACCCGTTCCATGACTGGCTCAACGCGCCTGGCGTCCTCCTCCATTCTTTCCTTTGAGAAATTTCCGGTTCCAGCAGGGCGACCTGGGCGGCGCTTAACTTTCTCTGCTTGGGTGTTTTGGCTCATTCTTTGCCCCCTTCTGTTTTGGTGAGGCAATTATCACAAAAAAACAATTGTATGTAAAGTTAATGCGTCACCCGATTAGCCTGGCCAGCAAAATGCGAATCACCAGAACCACCCTGTAATTTTTTCAGCTTTGCTTTGTACTCAGCCTCGATTGCTTGGTAGTCCTCGCGGCGGTATCGCTTTGGTTCGTGAGGACCTTCCAGCCACTCAACGCGCTCAAGTCCAATCTTGGCAATGAGACGAATCCTGTACTCTGCCAGGTTTCCTGACTTGTAGTTGTTGCAGTAGCTGGCCTGCTTGTGGCAATTATCCTCTTCGAATCGAAGCTCTGGGTGGCCGCCAACGCTGCGGTAATGCCCGGCATGCCACTGGCCATCGTGGAATGCTCCGCAGCATATGCACGGCTCATTAGCATCCCTGGCCCTGATGTACGCATTGAAACTTCGCTGCGCTTTCTCAGCCCAATACCCTATCGGCTTAACGTCAAGCTTGCGCTGTCGGGACTCTGACCTTGCCTTGCGCTCTCGAACCTTTGCAGCCTTCTCCCGCGCGAACTCTATCGCGCACACGTGACAACAAAACCAAGCAACAGGGGTTTTCACCCCTGATTCTGCTGGCTTGTATTCGGAGCAGTGCTTACACTTCCTGAGTGAGTTAGCCATGAGTAACCCGCATCATTGCCACACTAACGCTAGTGCCTGCAAAGCAGTCATCGTAAACCCCCAACCATTCAATTCCGAACCCTGGGATCTTGAACTTTTCGTTAGCACTGGAAGGCACAATCGCAACCAAAACACCACAATCAGCAAGCATTCCAGCGGCGTGCTCAACATGGGCCTGCCAGCGGCCATCGCTGAATGGAGGATTCATCACAATGCGGTCGAACTTGTCCTGCATGTCGATAGCCAAGAAATCTCCGGCAATCAAGCGGTGACCTTTCTCTTGCAGGATCTGACAGTGAAGGTCGGATACCTCAACGCAGGTCGTTACACCAACGTGCATATGGTCAGCCAACCCACCATGGCCAGCACTAGGCTCTAGGCTAGTCATCCCATCCTGAAGGTCAGCATAGCTAACCGCCAACTCGGCCAATTCTGATGGCGTGGGGTAGAACTGGTGTGATTTATGGTCAGGGATGCAACCGGAGGCGATCACCTCGTTCAACACGCGCTTGGGGTCGTAGTCGAACTGGTAGTAGCCGAGCTTCTGTTTTGCCCCGCCGATTGCCTCCAACACATCCCCAGCTTGGCGGGCTGTGAACTTGTCCAGGCCATGCTTCAGCACTAGCGAATTCCTCACCGGATTGCGCACTCTACGATAGCGAGCATCCTCAACTAGAGGCGCATACTCTGACGCTTCGCACAACGCGCTAATGACCGTGAACGGAATGGGCTTTTGAATGAGCTCAATGTCCCGCGCCTTGCGTTTCGGGGCGATGCGGAACTCTGCCGGTATGGCAGACGGATAAAGTAGCGCCAATATCGCATTGAGTCGCCACGCCATATCTGGGTGGATTTCCAAGTGAGCTGTACCTTTCTTGTAACAGCGGATCCGCATCGCTCCGCCATCTATAGCCAGCCACTCCCCGGTTTGTGCCATAGCAGCCTGAATAACACGAGTGGTCACTCCAAAACCTGACGGCTCGTCGCGCCCCATGAAGCGGGCTATGATTTTGCGCAAGTCAGTGATATGCCCCTCGTTGGTATAGTTGGTCGTGCCGTAGCTGGTCATCACATAGATGATCATCCGCTTGCCGAACGCCGCAGGCGAGTTCGTCACATGTTCACCTGACAGGGCTCTGAAAATCCCTTCGACGCGCTCAGCCAAGAAACGCTCGCGAGAGTTCAGCATATCCTGAAGCGTCAGATAGACAGCCTCGTCCTCAAAAGGAGGGGTAGCATGGCTGCGTATCAACTCATACCACTCGTCCCGGCGCTTCTGTGGCATGCACTCAAGCACATCAGTTAACCGTAGCGCCTTATCCCAGTAATCAGCGTGCAGGGCCGCCAGCGCCTTGTCCTTTTGCATCAGGCCGTCTACTTTAAGCCCTATGCGACCCTGGTCTTCTCGACATGCCGCCAGGTAGAAACCTAGAGCCGACCTGCATTCGTCCGATCTCATGAAGTTGTCTACCGCTCCAATTGACGCCTCGATCCGCTTGTGTGTTGTGAGAAGCGCCCCGATGAGGGAGGTGTCTACCGGGGCGAAAAATCCGCTCCCGGTGGCTGTTGATAGTGCAGTACCACCCATCACTCCACCTCCATCAGTTTCTTTGCTTCATGCTTGGCCAGCTCACCAGCCAGCCACTCAACTCCTTTCGGTGTGAACTTGGCCTGCGAGTAAGCGTGTGAGCTATCACCATGCTCTGCCATTCCAGCCTTAACCACGAACCTGCCGGCGTCGATGTGATCGGCGTACGGGGTCATAACCCCAGCCAGTCGATACATAACCTTGTTGCCGATCAAGAACTCGCGCAGATCTGTCTCTTTCACCTTGAGCAGCTTTGCTACTTGGCGGAACCCGAGATTTCCGGTTGACTCGACGTAGCGATCTACGAACTCAGCCTTTGGTGCTGCAATGGCCAGTTGCTGCCTTGATTCCTTCAGCTGCCTGTCTAGATCCTCGAGCATGATCACAGCAGCAGGACTCAGGCTATCCATGAAGCTTGGCTTGGCAGCTCCGCGCTCCAGCTCATCCCAGCGCTTAACCAGTGCAGCCGTGAATTGCGGGCTGTTCTGAGCCACCAGCGTGATGGAGTCCAGCTTGTTAAGCATGTACTCGATGTAGGTGTTCCCTCTCTCCGTCTTGAATTCACGAAACGGTAGTGTCGTATCGTGGCAAATTGCCCCTGCATCATGCAGCCTGCAAACGCTCTTTGTGATGTCGGCATGGCGAGCGCCAAGCATCTCTGCAATTTCTCGGGTTCCCATGGTCATCTCGGATGACATTTCGATTATCTGATTCATTCTGAGTCACCTTTTGCTTTAGCAAGCAATGCCATGTAAGCGTCGCACCTGTTTTTGACGCTTGGCACTTGTTCAGCAATGCCTCTTAATATTTTCTCCGCATCTTCTAGCGCAAGAAGCAATTGAGGTGCTGCCGCTATCAAATTAAGGTTTGCCTCCATCTCATCACCGTCACCATCTTCGGTTGCGGCATAGATGGAGCACTTGGCTCCGTTCTTTATGGCTACAACCTGTAGCCCTCCATTTATCACACAACCATCAGGTTCGCGAACATCCCACTCCTCAACTACCCATGGGCCAGGTGTGTGCTTGCTCATAAATTTACTCCAATAAAAAACCCGCCAGATAAGTGGTAGAGCACCTATCAAAGCGGGTTGAGGCTATGGAGCCTTTGCAGTATTAACGTCTCTACACGCCACTGCAAAAGCACCTAACAAAACGAATGGTATATCACACATCACCACGCTGCAAGCGCATCATGAAACTTTTCAGCAGTAGCGGATTCAACCCGTTGTTTCTTGCCTCTCGATTTACGGCCTCAGAAACGCGCCGTGCGCATTCCTCCTCATTTCCGCGCCTATGCCATTCCATCTTACCCAGCTCTGCAACCAACCTCTTCGCGAGCAGCCTGGCGGCGATCCTATCTCTCTCGGTGATTTGCTTCATGCGGCACCCCACACATTCAGCGCCACCAGGAATGCCACCGAACCAAAAACAAAAAGAACAGCAGCACCAATTATCACCTTCATAGCCCCAACTCCTCTTTCCTGAGCCTGTCGTACTCACATCCTTCTGGGATTGTCAGCAGTAGCCCGTAGTTCAGCGCCCAGTGATATACCATATCCAGGTATAGCTTGAACTCTCCAACATCCAATCCTGAAGTTCCGCGCAGGGCGCTACGCCTAGTTGACACCCCGGTGATCACGTCCGTATCCATCACGTCCTCATGCCCGAGAAACGTGTGGCACATCGCATCATGCACCCACTGAGCCGTTGCGAAGTCTTTTCCCTTGCTGATTAGCCAGCGGCTGATTTCGTTGTACCAGAGCCATGAAAGTGAATTTTGACTCAAGCTCCTGGCCTTCTTTCCTGACAGCTTCACCTGTACCGGGCCTTCCTTGACCATCTCCGCGAGCTGCTGGGATAGCTGCTCGATGTCCCGGCCGTCGATTATGGTGATCGCGATCATTTGAAGAACCACGCATAGCCGTCGAACTCACGTTCGCGAGTGCAGGAGTAATAGGCGATGCCGTAATCGAATCCAGCAGCCTCTACAGCCCGCCTTCCAACAAACTCATACCGCTGACCCTCCGACCCTGGCAGCTTGCTGACTGCGCAGATGATGCGGCGCTTCGTCCTGCGCTTGAGGACGCCGTACTTGCGAGCCCGCTCCGCATACCCAGATGCCGTCCCCATTGAGATCTCGAACTTGTCTGATACATCCCGCAGCGACATCCCAGACACCAGCGCTTCGTATATCTGCTTTCCTATCGGGCTTACCCAGGTTCCGCAAAACTCGACATACCCTGGTTTTCTTGCGTGCTTGCTCATGGCTTCGCCATGTATTTTCTGACAGTGCCGCGCTGGCACTTCAGGATTTCAGCCACCATGGTAACGTTGTTGTTGGTTTGCATGACTTGACTGACAGCCTCTATGTAAGCCTCGGTAAGCATTTCCTTTGCCGTTCCGTTACCAACGTATAGGTACACCCTGTCAAATAGCTTGTAGGTACGATTGCTTGCGTCATTAAGCCATTTGCGCATCGTCCACCTGTTGATTCCAAGCAGCTCGCTGGCCTTGGTCTGATTTCCGTGACAAGCAACCAGCGCAGTATTGATTGCCGTCTGCATAACATCAGCCTTGATGTCGTTTAGCGTTGCGCCATCAGTCAAGCGCATCTCGATATTCTTTTTCATTTCGCCACCTTCTCCCACGTGTACCCTGCGTAACTGCTGATAGCCCCGTTTACCGCCTTGCTGACCATGCTGGAGGGAAATCCTTCCTCGTGCGCATGACTGAGTGATCTGAACCTAACAACCCCGAGCGTTTCACTGGTTCCGACATACTCGTAAGACTCTGGCTCATAAGCCGGAAGCAAACCCTTCTTGCGCATCGTCGCAACCAGGCTCCTGAGTGACGATACAAGCATTCCTGTGCGCCTAGCCATGTCATCGTATTGGATTGGCTCTCCGATGCCGTCTATGAGCATCTGGCGAGCTATATCGGTCTTTGTGCAACCCTTCTTGCGTGGAGTTGGTATCAATCCAGCAGCCCGCATCCGATAGGTGATTACTCTCACTGCCACACTATCAAGACCTGTTGCAATCTCGATCTCCTTGTAGCGGCCTGTTGGGTCAACCATCTTTGCGATCATGCCTCTGGCTATTGCTGTTGCTTGTCCGTGTTCCATGCTACCCCTGTTGATTGCCATAACCTGCGGCGGACGAACCATCTCGCCGGTTGCCATAACTTGCACTCCGCGACCGTTGAACATTAGGCCGTCACCGCCCCAAATTCCTGGCGATACCTTAGTGAGTGGACCTCCAAGGTCAGACTCAGGCTGCCCCGTGAATCCAACTATCACCACACTTCCAATCGGATCGAAGTCGTTCCCCATGAATGCTTGCTTACTGCCCATTATCTTTCCTCCACTTCGTAACGCCTAGCGCCAACTTATCCAGCGCAACCGGCCCGGTCTGCTTAACTTCGCTCATCTCGATACGACCTGGAAGCGAGCTTGGCAGTGCATCAAGCGGCATCCGCTCGAATGTCTCGTACATCCGAATGAACTCCTTTCGCTTCCACTCCATCTTGCTGGTTTCGGTTTGGCAGATGGATTGCCACCCTCCAATTGCCTTTACGGTTGCCAGCGCCTGCTTGTCTTCCAGCTTCAGCGTCCCGTAGCTGCCAACCCTGCGAATGTCTCGCTCGATGCAGGCCCAGGCTATAGTGGCCTTGTCTTCTATGGCGGCATCTTGCTGTTTAGTGGTTCCGGTCATCTGCTTAATCAGGTCGGCTGGCTTTGGGAAGAACTGGCCGCTGTCGGGGTTCTGCATGTGGGCCATCATGGCGGCCTGAACCTGATCGATACCAATCTGAGCCAGCGCAGCAAAGTACATCTGTAACAGCGGCTTGGTTATCTCCCTTCCGTACACCTCACCAGCGGCCATCATCATGTCTCTAAACGCCGCCTTGTCTTGGTCTTGCATTACCAATCCCCCGCTAGGTTCTGCGCGTTCTTGCGCGATATTGCACTAAGGCCAGCCAGTGGGCCTTGCGTTGCCTTGGCTGCCGTCAGGTATCCGTTAAACTTACCAGCCTGAAACAGCGTTTCCGGTCTAAGGTACTGGGCCATCTTCGGGTCATGCAGCCACTCGCCAACCTTGAAACGAACTACCGCCATCAGATCATCAACACTGTGCCCATCATTCAGCCTTCCGCTGATGTTGCCTGCGTGGCTCTTGGTGCTGGCCTTGTACTTTGATCCAGTCATCGAGTTTAGAAGGTCGATTACCTTCTTCACCCTGTCGTCGAGCTTGCTCGGCAAAGAATGTTTTTCAATGACAGGATCTATATTGTTAGGTTCATTGTTAGGATCGTCCGCAACTTCTGCGGGGGTGTGGTGCAGGATCTGCGGGGTGGTGGCGCAACTTCTGCGGGGGTGTGGTGCAGGATCTGCGGGGCTATCAACTGGGCCTCCTGATACTGCAACTGGTAAATCCTGCTAGTGCCAGGCCGCTCCTTTATGGAAAGCAACCCAGCAGCAACCAGCTCCTTGATATGCCCCTGCAATGCGCGCTCAGACATGTCACACCTACTTGCCATCTTTGGCACTGAATACCAACTAACCCCGTCATCATTCGCGTTGTCAGCCAGCTGTAACAGCGCCAGCTTTAGAGGGGCATTCCTGACCTTTACACCCCACGCCCAGAATGTGTACTTAGCGCTCATTCACACCCCTCAGCCATTTCAAGCAACAGCCCTATGATTGCAAATGCCGGCCATGTCGGATTCATTGCGTGGATGTGCTTTACATCTCCGCCGAACGCATCTCGGATTTGAGATGGCTCAATTCCTAGCTTTCTGGCTGCCTTGCGGATTGCCTTAAACTCAGATCCTGGGACGTGAGGCCCTGGCATCCGAACCTTGAACCTGCTTGCCAGCTTGTGCCAGTAAGCTGAGTCTGAGAAGTCTGGCTTTAGCAGGTGGGCGGTAGCCTTCCATGCAGCGGTCTTTTCCGCCCTGGCTATGCGAGCCTTCTCAAGTGCTTCTGCTCGCTGTTCTGGTGTCATATTTGCAATCATGCTTTATCCTCCCCAAGCGCTACCAGCTCGGACACCTTCATGCCCAGGGCGTCAGCAACCTGCTTAAGCTTGTCAGTGGTAATGCTTGCTCTGTTAACCAGCTGACTCACCGCTGACTCATACATCCCCAGTCGCTCAGCCAATTGCTTCTGGTTCATCTCTTTCATTGCTAGAGCAACCCGAATTGCCTTTGATACGTTCACTTTCCTTCCCTCTTGTGCGTTTCGATGTGGTGAATGATGTTCCAGAAACAAAGATATGTCAATCCACAAAAAGATTAATTTTGTTCTTGACCTCCCCCGCCGCCATGCTAAGATTCATCCATCAACGGCAGGGCCGGATAGCGGGAGAGAGTGATGATTGATTACGTTAACGCACCTAAGCCGACATCGGCTCCATGGTGGATGGTTCACAGCCGCGAGATTAAGTTCTGGTCTCTTATTGCGGCGATGATTCTTGTTGGGGGTTTGGCATGAGCAACCGCAAGTCACAGTTCCAGCAAGACTGGTTAGCCGACAACTGGCACAGGTTCGTGGCTGAAGGCATCGAGGATTCACATGGCCGGTTGCTTACCGTGTCCGACGCACTTGAGTTGACCAGGTTGGAAGGCGACCAGATTGACGCAGCATTCCGCCTCGGCGCTTGCGCCACTCACGAAGCTATCGAGATTATCGCCAAGGCATTCCTGCTGGATGTGGTGGTGGATGCGTTGTGGGATGAGCATTTGGCGGGAGAGGCTGAGTTCGGCAGGGAGTTGTCATGGACAAGAACAAGCAAGCAGCTCTAGCCAGGGCGCTGGAGCAGATTGAAAAACTACCAAAATCAGAGGTCAGAGCTAATGAGCCATTCAGAGCAAGATACAGAAGGTCAGCGGTTGAAATCGCAGGATACTACCGGTCAAGCGACTACCTGCCATACAGAGGCTGATATCGCATTCTTCGCTGAGTGCGCAGAGCGAGCAGGGGTTGAGCTTAAAGATTGGCTGGATAGTGAGCCGTTCTGATTTCGATAGGTAAAATATATTATCCGTTTATGTGCCTAACCTTGTCAGTTAGGCACATAAACAAGCGGGAGAGAAGTGATGGCAATACCAATAATGATCCTGGGCGATAGTGGAAGCGGAAAGACGCGATCAGCTAAATCCCTAAAGCCAGAAGAGACGCTGATAATTCAGCCAATAAAGAAGCCGCTTCCATTCAGATCATCAGAGTGGAAGCCATGGGATAAGGATGCAAAGTCAGGCTCTGTTTTCCGGTGCGACAAGTACCAAATAATCAAGAAGTGGATCGACGGCGCTGAGTCGATGGGGAAGAAATATATTGTCATTGATGATGCTCAGTACATCATGCTCAATGACGAACTTCGCCGCAGTGATGAGGTTGGTTTCAAGAAGTTTGTGGAGATGGCAAAGGATTACGTGGATCTGATAACCCACATCACCAACCACAACTCAAACTTAATCGTCTACTTCATGACGCACACAGAGACGCAGGATGACGGTCATATCAGCGCCAAGACCACAGGCAAGATGATCCGCGAGAAGGTGGTGCTGGAGGGGTTGTTCAGCATAGTTCTTCGTTGTCAGGTTAAGGACGGGCGCCACTTCTTCTCCACCAAGACGAACGGATTTGACTGCGTAAAGACCCCAGAGGAGATGTTTGATTCTGACCAGATAGAAAACGACCTGGCAATTGTTAACCAAGCGGTTATCGACTACGGATATTTCAACTAACAATCGCCGCCGTCATGGCGGCTTATGGAGAAAGTAATGAGCAATGTAATTTTCCAGTACGACCAAGAATCCGCCCTGACTTCTGGAGCATCCAACTACATCACAGAAGGCGGCCCGCACGTTGGTGTCATTGCTGAGGCCAAGTACGTGTTCGGCAAGAATGGTAAGCAGTCTGCTGGCCTTGAGTTCACCCTGTCCACTGATAGTGGTGAGGCTAAATACCTGTCAGTTTGGTATCAGAAGGCAGACGGCACGGTAAATCAGTACGGGTACGCCATGATTCAGTCGATGATGGGTTTGTGCAAACTGAACACGCTCACCCAGCAAGCAAAGGGTGATTACTCAATTGCCCCCGAGTTCACTGGCAAGCAAATTGGCCTGCTTCTGCAAAAGATCCTGACCAGCAAGCAGGATGGATCCGACTCCTACAAGATGGAGATCAAACTGGCATTCCTTCCGCAAACACGCCAGACGCTTAAAGAGGCGCTTGGTCGGGAGCCTGCTGTTGTTGTCGATCAGTGGGCTGCCAGCCTTACCGTCAAAGATGAGCGCAAGAAAGGCCAGTCGCAAGCCGCAAGCTATCACCAGTATGATGACGTTCCTCAAAACGATTCAGATCTTCCTTTTTGATGACAAGGCCCGCCATGAGCGGGCTTTTCATTTCGTGACATAAACCACAAAAAACCTTGATAGTAACCAATTCAGTCCGCACCAGGCTGCCATTTTTATCACAGAGGAATAATTTATTACCAAGCGGTTCGTGGTGTTCAACCGGTAGCCGGCAACAAACCTTGAAATAATACACAAAGCGCCTTGCTATTTATTGCGTGGCGTTTTACATTGAATGGGTCAACAACGCAGGAGATAGGGAAATGGAAACTAAAATTGGCAGCATTGGTAACTACTACGGCGGCCTTTCCGTAAAGGCCGAGCCTGACGGAACATTTTGGTGGGGAATTGAAAACTACGACGGCACCGAGTGGGAGCAGATCCCGCAGTCCCTTTATGATGAGCTGGTCAAATTTGGTAGCGGGGTGTCTGCATGAAAACCTACCGCATCAGCGGCACCAACCGCCGCACCGGGCGATTTGAAACCGCCAACGTTCAGGGCGAAACGCCGGAGCAGGCTCGCCAACTCATGGGCATGACCCACTGCCGCATGGTGGTGCTGGATAAGAAGGGGGTGTAACTGTGAGCCAATTCGTTGAAGTGAAGACCTCCGAGCTAGGTGGCAATTGCCTTTGCTGGGCAACCGGGAAGGCACTGGGGCTCAAGGTTCGCGCTGTAGGTAGATCAGTCGCTGTGACCGGGCCAGTCCCGTACACGAATCTCAGTGGTGACTACTACAACCCGCTTGGCTGGGAGCAGGGCGCAGGACTGTTTGATGACCACGCTGTATCTATGGACTATTGCGACGGCTGGCTGGTGGCCGTGAATGGCGGTTCTGCTACAGGCTCGACGAAGTTGGTTGCCCTGTGTCGCGCCATCGTTGTCACTAAGCTGGGCGATGTGGTGCAGGTTCCGGCCGAGCTGGTGGGGAAGTGAAATGACCTTCGAACTCCGCCCCACCACCCACGAAGCCTTCGCCGAGCGCCTGCGCAGTGCCGAGGCTCGCCGCAATCAGGAGCTGGCCAACCCATGCCGCCGGCCACGCACCACCGACATGGCCGCCGCGAAGCGCCGCTGGGATCTGGAAGAACAGCAAGAGATGCGCCGCATTGAGCGCGAACATCGGGAGATTTGGGGATGAACGATAAGCAACAGTTGGCGGCTATGGGTGAGCACATGGCAGAGCAGTCCATGTGCATGGCAAAGCGAATAGAGGCGCTGGAGGCGCAGGTGCGGGCGCTGACCTTGCCAGAAGGCTGGCAGCTGGTGCCACACATGCCAACCCCTGATATGTGCGCGGCATTCCACAGGGCTGACTCCGACTGGGAGGATGGCTGGGCTTTTGATGGCAACGGCAATCGTCATCACTCTCCTGTCTATCAGTGGGTTGCCATGCTCGCCGCCGCCCCAAGGCCAGAGGCCAAATGACCTTCGCGGAAGCCCTATCCAGCGCCAAGGAGCAATACCAGCAGCAGCGGGCGGCGTATGTCGCCGCCCTGTCGCAGGAGCAGTTGGGGGCCATACAGCGCAACGCAGCGAAGCCCAGGCCAACAGGTCGCCGCATCACTATCGAGCGGGAGCGCTGGAGCGTGGTTTACCGGTCGCAGTGTCCGTATGTGGGAGTGACTAGGCTGATTAAGGGGGCGAAGTGACACAGCAAAGCATCGACCAAGAGATCTACCGGCAGCGCCTGATCGACTACGTGAAGGCAAACAGCAACAAAAACGAGCAACAAGCAATCGACTATCTCGACCAGAACTGTCCGGCGTGGCGACAAGGCGTAGCGCCGGAAGCAGGTGTTGTTGAGGTGGCAGAGACAGGAGAGCAAGAAGAATGAGCGATTCAAATGCATGGGTAATTGCATCCAAAAAGCTTATGGCTGATGCCGTGTTTTATGGCATTACCAAGGCTGTGGCGTGGATCTGTGCCGCGATCATTGTCCTTGGCCTCATCGGATCAATAGTGGGTTACCCACAAAAAGATGACACAGACCCAAGTGGTGGGCGGAGCGGGTTAAAGATCTACACCGATAGCGGCACCGGGTGCCAATATCTTTCGGTTTCAGGCGGCGGCGTTACGCCAAGGTTGAGTGCCGATGGGCATCCTATCTGCGGAGTGAAACAATGACCATCATCTATATCGCCGGGCCAATATCCGGCATCAAAGACCACAACCGCCCTCTGTTTAACATGGTAGCCGCCGAGCTGACCGAACAGGGTCACAGCGTGCTGAATCCAGCAACCCTGCCTGACGGACTGAGTCAAGGCCAGTACATGCAGATCTGTCTGCCAATGGTTGCGGTGGCGCACGAACTGGTGATGCTGCCAGGGTGGGAGCAGTCGGAGGGAGCCTATATCGAGTTTCTTCTTGCCAAGAAGTCAGGCAAGACGATTCGTGATTTGAGCGGGCGCGTTTTGCATCAAGGAGAGGGCAATGAGTAACGAAACAGATCTGGACTGGCTGGCGCGGAATGTTAACGAGTGGCCGAAAGGTGATAGTGTCGATGGACTTGCGCTTGGCTGTACGTTTTTTGACACTGGAGTTTGTAGGTCAGTCCACGTTTACGCTGCTGATGGCAGTGACTACACAACAATCAAAGAAAGTGAATGGCTATCCCGCCGCGCCGAGTTGCAGAACAAGCCGAGCTGGAAGGATGCGCCGGAGTGGGCGCAGTGGATGGCTCAGGACGAAGATGGGGAATGGTGGTTTTTCAGTGGGAAACCGAAGGCTCAATCAGTTTCATTTGATGAGCGAGACTCTGGCATTAGTGCTGACTACGCAAAAAAAGGAGAAACTCTCGGCGACTGGCGCGACACTCTCGAAAAGCGGCCTGCCGACCTATCGGAGCAAGCTGTAACAGCTAGACTCAATGAGGCAACAGATAATGTTCTTGCTGCTGTTCCTGAGTTAATGACTGACAAGTACAAATTCACTCCATTCACCAGCATCGAAGATAATCAGGAGAAGGACATGAAGCAGGATAGCGGATGGTTCGAGCGCGGGGAGCTGCCGCCGGTGGGTGCCAGAGTCAATGTGGATGGACCTGGTCTTGTATATGGCGACGGAGAAAGAGATTGTGAGGTGCTAACTCATGTCGAGGATACTGCCGTTGTCAGGATGAGCTATGGACTTGGGTGCTTCCAATCTCACGCCCTGTCCCCATCACGCACCGAGCGCGAGGTAGCGATCGAGGAGATGTGCAATGTTGCTGGTCTCGATGGCTTGGTGTTTGGATTGGTAGCGGGCAAGCTCTACGACGCAGGCTACCGCAAGGAGTCAAAGTAATGCACCAATACCACAGCCCCACTCTGCCGAACTGGTCCCCATGGTGGCTGGCAGTGGTGTGGTGCGCCATCATCGCCATCATTGGCGTGTCGCTACACCAGAGCTCGCCGCACCACAAGCCAGGCGTGCGCCATGCACTTCCGGAGCCCTACGTCCCACAGTGTTACGCGACCGAGTGGCGCAGCGGACAGTATTGCGAGTTCCGGCCAGTGAAGCGGATCGGGAACAATTAAAACAAGCGGAAACATTGACAAAAATAACCACGTGACATAGGATTGTTTTGCTGATATGTGTTATCCGTTCCTGTTGTTGTGCAAGATCTCTGTTGCTGTGCTGTATCCTGTTGTTGTGCCATTGCTCTTTGATTGCGTGTTATCTCCTGTGATAAGTGAAAGCCCTCGATGAGGGGCTTTTTTTATTGACATCGCTCACCATATCGTCACGGCATCTTCGGAAGCGGCAAGTCCAGGAACCCGTTATACATCGCCAGAGTGGCAGAGATGATCTGCACCTGGGTATCCGTGGATTCGATCTCCATCAGGATCTCCTGGTTTGGCTCGATGATCCACCCGTACCCACCTGCCACCTGAGTGGCCCCCTGGCCCTGGACCTGGGTGTTCCCGTCCAGGAAGATGTCCGCGCTCCATCGATTGCCAAGGGAAGCAGGAGCCGCCGCCAGCGCATACAGATCAAAATCCCTGAAAGATGGCTTGCCGGGGCGCAAGCAATGCACCACTTCCGGCGACGGCAGGGTCTGCGGGGTAAACCCCGTGTAGAACCTGGCAATCAGCCCCGTCCCGGTGTAGCTGAAAACCCGCTGCTTCAAATCCAGCGGCAGAGTTCTGGTTTTCAGTATTGAGTATAACTTTGCTCCAGCAGCGACACCCGTCAGCCTGCGGCTGGCAGTCCACTGGCTCCCGTTCTTCTTGTTGGCCTCGTCGTAGAACTGCACGGTCTCGGCCCGAGTGCCTGAGTAGAGCCCCTTCGGGAACCCGCCTTGTGTTGGTAACGGCATGTCAGTACCTCCAGAAAGTTACCCGGGCCGTTACGGCGCCGGTGATGCCAGAGAGGGTGATCCGCCCCTGCTTTGCTCGCCCTTCAAAGTATGGCGGCTCGTAGGTGGCAGACACTCCAGCCTCGCTGGCGTTGATCACGTTGTGGTTCGATGATGCCATCCACCCCGACCCCATGGGGGACACCTCCGCAGACATCAGGCCAGCAGTCGGAGTAACCGGCACCAACCCAGCGGCATCGCTGAAAAACTCCACGTACACCTGGCAGCGAGACGCGCTGGATGCGCTCATGTCGCCAGTGTAAAGCGTGGCGCTTACCACCGGCAGCACTTCACTGCCCGCCGGAGTCAGCACTGGCCATCGTTCGTTTGCCATAAAGGCCTCCTTTATCTGGCGCCAGCAAAACGCCCGCACCGAGATCCAATAATACCACCGCATGCCACCTTCAACACCGATTGACTCTCGCTGGGTTTAGAATGTCAAGCTGTTGTGCGATAATCCCAATAACAACTCGACGAGGACGAGAGATGACGCCGACCCCGCCAAGCCATGACCCGCAAGGAGCTTACCAGCTTGGCAGGATGGCTGAAGCCCTATCGCAGAACACCGTCACCCTGACTAAGCTGGTCGAGGCGGTTGATGAAAACTCCCGCAGTACCGCCAGGCTTGCCAACCGGCAAGACAGGATGGAGCAGACCATCGAGCAGATCCAAGCCGACCAGCGCAAGATGATCAACATCAACATGACTGGCCAGTCCACTGAAGCCGACGTGCGCAAGCGCCTGGAGTGGCTGGATAGGAAGTACCAGGAGGAGATAAGCAACAACAGCGTGAAAGACCACGGCAAAAAAGTGCTCTATGGAACCATCCTGATCGCCCTGTTCTGGTTCATGTTCGCCCTCGTCAAAGATGCCGCCGTTGCAGAAGTTGCAACACAACTCAGAAATCAAACCGAAATTCGCAACAGGTGATTACTATGAGTCGTAATAAACTGGTGGGCTCACTACTTGCCGGCGTCATAGCGCTGGCAGCGGGCTTTGAGGGGGTCAAGTACGTGGCGTACCAAGACGTTGGCAATGTGTGGACCTACTGCTACGGCGAGACCCTCGGCGTCAAGAAAGGCGACACAGCCACACCAGAACAGTGCAAATCGCAACTGATCGCCTCCCTGCTCCGTCACAACGCCCCGTTCGAGAAGTTGCCGCGCCAGCTCCCCGCGAATGTTCATCTCGCCGCGCTCGACTTCTGCTACAACGTCGGGGTTGGCAACTGCACCAACAGCACGCTGTGGCGCCACCTGCAGACCGGCCGGTACAACGAGGCATGCCAGCAGTTTACCCGCTGGCGCTACGCCGCCGGGCGCGACTGCTCGCAAGCTGGCAGCCAGTGCCGAGGGGTGTGGGAGCGCCGCAAGCTGGAGCGCGACATCTGCGCCGGGGCGGTGAGCATCGAGCAGGCAGCCACACGGCTAGGTCAAAAACTGGAGGCTCCGGACAATGCTAAAGCTAATTGACAACTGGCGCGTTGCGCACAAATTCACCTCGATGCAGCTCATGGCGTTTGCGGGGGCGTGCGACATCATCCTCGCTGGCGTGGTTATTGTGAACCAGCAATTCCCGTTCGACCCGCTGTGGTACGTAGTTGGCCGCCTGGCGCTGACCGGCGTCAGCATGGGCGCTCGCCTTGTGGCGCAGCAGGCAGGAAAGCAGTGAGCTGGCTCAAGCTCGGCGCGGCTGTCGCACTGCTCGCCGCTTATGGTGCGTGGTGCTATCACGCCGGGGCGACCAGTGCGAGGGCGGATGCTGCAGAGCAAGCGGTTGAGGCGTGGGGTGAGCGGGCCGCATTGGCGGGCAGGCTGAGTGTGGCCGACCAGCGGTTAGCCGCAACTCAAGCGCTTATCATGCAGGGTGTCGCAGTGGAAGTGACCAAACGAGAGGTGATATACCGTGACCGGATTAAAAATCCTGCTGTGCGCCGGGGGGTTGTGGATAGCGGGCTGCTCGAGCTCATCGATAGCACCCACGGCATTGATAGCCCCAAGCGCTGA